TTCAATGGTATCCCAAGGATTTTTTATCGGATCCAGACGTTATGCAAATGAATTTTGCCCAAAAAGGTGCTTATATTGTGCTTATATCGTACCAATGGTTGAACGACGGTTTGCCTAAAAATGATTCTTATATAAGAAATTTATTAGGGGGTACGCCTAAATGGAAACAGTTGTGGGCGGGTGTAAAGCATAAATTCGTTGAAATTGATGGTAGGTTGTACAATAAAAGACTTTACAAGGAAAGACAAAAGCAAATAGAGCATAGAAAACAAGCGTCTGAAGCGGGAAAAAAGGGTGCAGAAAAGCGATGGCAATCGCATAGCAACCCTATCGATTCGCCAATGGCAAAAAATAGCTTTTCTTCTTCTACTTCTTCTTCTACTACTACTTCTAATAATACCCCCCATACCCCCCACAGGGAATTAAGGGTGGTAGATGCACAATTAAATGCAAAAGGCACTAAGCAGATTTACGAAGAATTGTACATGTTGCTTGCGCCTAAAAAGGAAGTTGAGCGTTGGGATAACACCGGACGTATGTTTAATCAGATTGTATTAAGCGACTTGAGAAACTATCTTGGTGCATTAGGCAATGATTTTGAAACCGCTAAAAATTATGCTAAGGTCCGGAAAAATAAAGCAGAGCGTGGAGAACCAGTAAGTAACATTAGTAATTTTTGTCGCAAGGATTGGATTAATTATGCAGAGGACAATAAGGGAGATATAATTGATAAGTTGAAAGCGCAGCAACGATGAAAGATATATATGATATTATTAGGGATCTATATGATGCATATGGAAAGCCATATAACGAAAAACAGATTGTCATGTATACGAATTGGGCTAGAACTTGTAATTTAAGACAGATCCAAAAAACAGTTAATCTCTGGATAGATTTAGAAAAGTTTTTTCCTTCTCTAGCCGATTTAAAACGTGTATATGCAAGTTTTAACAGGACTAGCAAAAATAGTATGCACTATGATGAATGCTGGTATTGTGGTGGCACAGGCTTTGTCCCGGCCATTGAAACTCATATCGATCGTGATGTTATGACTAATTATGTTTGTAAATGCAGCAATGCAGTTACTAAAGGTGTTAGCAGTTATTTCCAAAAGTATCCTACAATACAACTTGAGAGATATAGCCGATCCTATAAAGATGAATACAGCTATCCTCAAATTGTAGATCGTTATTTTAAGGAAATTATATGTGGTCTGCCTGCAAACAAAGGTCAAGTCGTAGAATGGTTTGATCAGCTTGAAGTATGAAGATTTTGCAAAAAAGCTGGGGCTTATTCAAAGTGACTACCTTACTGTTGATCGGACTCTTGACATTAAGCGTGATTTGTTTGGTCGAAGGCGTATGGCAGATCTTACGGAGCAGGAATTAGATAAGTTACTAAATGCTTATCGATGGGAATATCGTAAAAAGTTAAAACAGAAAAGAAGGTCATAATTAATATTTATCAACGTCCAAGTATCCCAAGAGTGATAATATGATAATTTTAGAGGACATATTATCAAATTATCACAATAGATAGATTAGTTAAACTCAATAATGGAATTACATTACGGGACTAAGATAACCCTATCTTTAGCCGATCAGAAGCTAATAGAAAACATGTCTGCTACAATATGTAACCAGGATAGAAGTTACTTTGTAAATAATTTTAAAAAGGATAAAAGCGTTAAACTCTATAATATGAATCTTAATGGGTTTGGAGCAGAGTTAGCCTTTTGTAGGCTTTGTGGTATTGAATTTGATTCTTCTACCAATAAAAATGATAATCATTACAATAATCCCGATGCTGTTTTAAATAATGGTCTTACTGTCGATGTTAAAAACACTATTTATAAAAACGGTAAGCTAATTGTACGCACAGGGAAAGAACATAAGCGTGTAGATTTATATGCTTTAGTCATAGGCACTTTTCCAGACTTTACTTTTGTAGGTTGGAAGGAATATGATCATATCATTGACAAAAGTTTGATCGTAAATCTTGGCTGGGGGCCAGCTTATTGTTTATCTCAAGACAATTTAAACAAAACCTTAGAACATTAAGCACATAATAATTGGCACTAAAATGGGTAGGGGGGGGTAAAATTTTGAGTTTTTTTAGAAAAAAAATATTACAAAAATTCAAAATACCTTTTTCGAGGGAAACAATAATATAAGAAAAAACAGCCCATTTCACTCTTTTGATGCTTACGGCAATTTGCTCAAGTTTTACTTGAGGTCAAAAAACGCATTTTTTGGGATTTTGTCAATATCAAAAAATTTAATTTGTAATAAAAATTATGTATAATTACAAAAATTTTATTTTAAAAAAGCTAGGTAAAACAAGGCGCAAAAATCTTAAAACGGTTAAACCGCTTAATTTTAAGCCTTATTAATTCCGCCTAAATTCTTGCTTTTTTTATTTAGTGTATATTTAGGGTAGGCAATCCTAAAAAACGCGTATATTTTCGATAATAGGCACTAAAAAAGCCCGCCATAAAAGGCGGGCTTTAGTGTTGTTTTTTGTAGGCCATTAATACCGTCACTTTAGCGCGCGGATTAATAGCTTTTAAAAGCCTAAAAAGTAGGCTGTTTATTATCGATCTTATGTTTATCCCCTTTGTTAATTGCGCCCGGTCATGTCTTGAAACATGCGCGGCCTTTAGCCGCCGCCGGGCGTTGTATTGTTTTATTTAGTGCGCATTAATACCACATGGTCATGGATTTCAAGGTAAGAAACCATTGCCTTAATCGCTGCCATGCGGTCAGTATATCCAGGGACGCCTTCGTTGTTTAAATTCACCATAAGTGAATCAATTATCACGGCTCCAAGTTCCGATAGCTTTTCCATGTCTTTGTCAGTTAATGTCGCATTATATTCTTGGTTATGTTTATTCATTGTTTTTTATCCTTATTTAGTGTTTTTTATATGTTACTAATTTCACCGCGGAATTCCAACACGCTCGACAGTCCGCGCAAGAGCCGCCTTGAGTAGGCGCGGGGCAACTGTAACCTTTAGCCGCCTTTTGATCACGGACCGCACTTCCAACGGTCCCAGGGATTTGCGGCGGCAATTGGTCAACCATATGAGCGGACAAGCGGACGGTAAGATTTTCTGGAAAATTACCATGTTTTTTAAGGTAGTCCCTTACTATCTTATATTCGCGGGTAGGCAACCAATGCCATACGTGCGACGTTAACTTGGCAACTTGAGCAATTTTCTCAAGGTGATTCAATGATTGCACGTCGCCGGAGTCATGCCAACGAAAAAAAGATTTGTCTTTTTTATTTTTGTAGGTAATTAAATAGACCATAGACTCAACCCAATTTGGATGAGTTAACCGTTGGGTTTTAGGCTTCATTTTCTCAATGTGTTTAAATCGGGAATAATTACCGCCTAATGCATAGCACCCAAAGCAAACGGAACCCTTGATTTTTGTTAATTTGCTCCCGGTTATACAATGGGCCGCGCTCAAATTAAATGAACTACAAGGCATTTTAGTTGTATTACTTAATCCGGAGCCTACGGTTAAAACGGCTTCTGTATTATTCATTATTTACCCCCCTTTACTAAAACAATTGCGGAGTAAATACCAACTAATGAAACCGCACCCATTGCCAAAACAGCAACTAAACCGGCGGCAATGTTTCCGGCTGTTTCATTTAAGCGGGGGCCTTGTGTAATGATTATATAAATAAACACACTACCGGAGCCGGCCAAGCTGCTAAAAATGAAAGCCGCCGCCGTGTAAAGAATATGTTCTAGCTTTTCCTGGATTATTTCGCGGCGGTTAACTAATCTTATTGTATCATTTATTTTATTTGATTTTTTATTTGTCATTTTTGTTTCCTTCCTATGTTAAACTGAATAACTAGTTTAAAATAATTTGAATTTGTTAATATGTCAATAGAAAAATATTTTATTCAAAAGGGGGCTAAATCACATAACCGCGCCCGCTGGTTCGTTAAACAAATTCGGGGCGGACTTGTCAGCGGTCATACGATGTATAATTAACATTATGTATAATAACCATCGGACCTTCCCCTTCCCTTCCGTAAATTTGTTTGATTAAATATTTTTTTTACCCCGGTATACCAAGACGCTAAATAGGGGTTTGTACGGATCGCCACACAAATTTTTTCTTAAAATAGGGGGTCATAGGCATGGCAGACCGATTTGAATTTATCAATCAAGCAGAGGCCAATCGGCTAATGAAAGAAGCTGTGGATCTATCAGATGAGTTTCATCAGAAAACAATTCACTTACTACGAGGTTTATTATTTGATGATGAACTAGAAACTTGGTTTAATGCTGGGAGAAGGTGGGCGAAGCGTTTGTCCGAGAGAGAGCGATCGGTGGTAGTAATGAAGTTGCGGGGTATGTCGTTTTATACAATTGCTGATCGCTTAACGCTTCATCCATCTACGGTAAAAACCTACTGGAAACGCGCTGTAGAAAAGAAGCCAAGCGTATAAAGTGATATATTCGTGTAGACTATAGCTATATAAGGTAGAATGGCAAGTAAAAAACCGCAAGTTGCGTTTGAAGAGAGATCTGGGTTGCCAAAACGAATATATCCTCGTAATAATAGGGGACCAAAAGCATTGGAACAAAGATATAAAAATTTGGAACCGCACAAATGGAAAAAGGGTCAATCCGGTAATCCTGGTAATGTCCCGGCCGATGAATGGATTCCAAAAGATGAAATAGTACATTTAGCCGCATTAGGTGCTACGCAAAAAGAGATAGGTGATTTCTACGGTGTATCCGATAGAACTATTCGCCGTCATTTTAAACGAGAGATTGAAAAAGGTCACGAAAAACTGCGAGTACGATTGAGATCCCTACAGCTAAAAAGTGCCGAAAAGGGATCAAATGCCATGTTAATTTGGCTTGGCAAACAATATTTAGGACAAACCGAGAAGCAAGAAGTCGATGTTTCTCATCAGATCAAAGATTTATTGTCAGAATGCGGATATATTGATGATCCGCTTTTGACGGAAGGCGATACGTCTGGAAAGCACAAACTCCCCAAAGCAGAAGAAAGTACTGAACAAATGGAAGTTATTTCAGAAGCTGGGGTATCAACCGTATCATAATCAGAAGCTACTGCACGAGAGCAATTCGAGGTGGCGCGTTAATTGCCAGGGCAGACGCGCTGGAAAAAGTTATAGCGCAGCTTATGAAGTAATGCCTTACTTACTCACTCCGAATACGCGGGGTTGGATTGTAAGTAAGAACTACGAATTGGCAGATAAGATAACTCGGATTATAAAAGAAGAGTTGTTTATCAAAATGAAAGTGCCAATGGCGGCAAAGAAGCAAATTGGCGGTCAGCTGTACTATGTGAAAGTAGCGGGCCTAAACTCAGAACTGTGGATCCGGTCAGCAGAAAATACCGATTCACTTGTTGGTGAGGGTTGACCCTGCGGGGTCAATCTTCTACATATTAGGCTTAGATTACATGGTAATAGATGAAGCGGCTAAGATACCGCTTCGGATATGGGAACAGTATTTGCGACCGACATTATCAGACCGAAACGGCTGGGCGTTATTTTGCAGTACGCCAGAGGGGTTTAATTGGTTTGAGGAACTTTATCGCCGTGGCCAGGACGAAAATTATCCGGATTGGGAATCTTGGCAATTTCCAAGTTGGGAATCGCCATATTTTAAAGATGATGTTACAGAACTTAAAAAAACGCTTACAAGGGAAACCTTTGATCAAGAGTATGGTGCGGCTTTTACGTCGTTTGCGGGTAGGGTATACGGGGACTTTTCTAAGGAAACAAATGTCAGATCAGACATACAATTTGACCCGGACCTACCCACATACGCAAGTATCGACTTCGGCTACCGGATGCCAAGCGTCGGATTTTACCAAACCAAATACATCGACGGGGTCGAATGTGTATATTTATTCGACGAAATATCGCACAAAACCGAAGTGAAGACATCTGATTTAATATCAATGATAAAAGATAAACCGTTTTATAGATATATAGATAAATTTTACGGGGATCCGGCAGGGGGACAACGCCAATCGCAAAGTGGGGAAACCGATATACAGCAGTTCCGGAAAAATGGAATAAGAATAAGATACAAAACAGATAAGGATTCCCGGTCTATTGTAAATGGTATTAACCATGTGCGTAATTTTATTTTAAATGCTAATGGACAAATAAGATTTTTTATGTCCAACAAATGTAAAGGGCATATTGCAGACTTTGATAATTATCGATATCCGGAAAAACGTGACCGTGGACAGTTAAAAGAAGAACCATTGAAAGATGGCTACTTTGAACATGGGGCAGACGAAACTCGATACTTTTTTATTAATCATTTTCCGATTAAAAAACGGAAACCATTTTTCTTTGACTTCTGAGGAGGAGTAAACTATGTTAATTAACGATCTATCTCGCGAGGTCGTCGAAAAATCAGCAATGGAAGCAGTATTGCAAGGCGAATTGGATGCAAACAAACTGCGGGAGAAATCCTTAGACTATTGGGAACATACGGCCACCGAACAATATATAGATAAATACTTTTCTGGGG